TTTGTTAGCACTCACCGCACCATTCGTAGTGATTTGGATGCGTCCGAATGATGCCTTCTCCACAACAACTGCACCAGAACCCTTGGCATTCAGTTCCATGTTGATATTGACATCATCACCTGTAGTTGAGATAGCGGGGGAGCCAGTAGTAACAGAATTGACGACAGTAAACTCGTTTACTCCATTGGTCACCCCACTAGTAATCAGAATCTCATTACCATCAGAATCATTGACTGCGGGTAGATTCAGCGTTTTATTGGTCAATGTCTGAGTGGCGGTGTCGAGAACAAGCGTTCCTGACGCATCTGGAACGATGACAGTTACGGCAGAGGTTGGTTGTGTGAATTCTACAGTGGTGTTAAACGAACCCCCCACAAACACGATATCACCACTGTCACCAAAGCCTGTCGCGGCCAAATTGTCGGAATCGATCCCAAGCTTCTGGTACATCTCAACGAAATTGAGATTGACCTTCTGCAACGCGGCACGCAACGGTTCACCCGTCCCATCGTTGGCGGTAGTGCCAGTGAAAATATCTTGTCTGCTCATGTGAAGCTGCCTCTTATCTCTTATCTCTATTTATACGTTTGGGGAGAGCGGATTTCATAATTATGCCGAATCAACAAGTGACGCATCTGCCAATTCAAGGGTTGTACTGGTCTCGATAATTTTAGTGGTACCATCAGAATCTTGATCGACGCGGGGACTATTGAGATCAGCCGCCGAATAAGGCCCAGCATAATGATCGTCCAAATACGAAATTGGAACAGTGGCGTATTTATCAAGTGTATCGACTGTCGAGAGATGAAATTCGGTGTTATCCGATTCCAACACTATAAAGACTTCTGATTGCGGAGCTTGATCACCAACAGGTTCTACCAATTCACCAAACGCTAGTACACCATATTCAGATGAATCCAGATCGTTAATATACGCACTAGCCATCGGAGAGGCATATCCCACACCCTCAGTGACGACTTCTGCGGATAGAAAATAGCCAGCCGAATGGACGAATCTTCGGTACAGACGCTCCCAATCAAGGAACGATGCGCCAGACTTGATCAGCACAGAAAGCTTCTGGTATTTGGCCGAGTTTTGAAGCACTTTACCATCATCAACTCCGATCTTTGCCTTATTCGTTTCAGAAGAATCTCCAGAGAACACTTCCAACATGTCCAATTTAGGATATTGTATCTCTGGAGTGAAGCCGAAAAACGTCCTAAAAAATAACTGAATACCAAGCTCTGTACCCTTTGAGCGGAGTAGTAAAGGAAGTATTTTACCCACGAAGCGAGGGTCTTGAAAATAACTAGACGATGCCCCATTACCAATCTCGTAGAATAGGCTATCGATATATGATAGAGATATTTCATCCAAATCTCTAAGAGCGAATAGTTTTTGCTTAAATACTTCCGTCAGATCACCATCGACAGAAGTCTGATCATAGTAAGATTCGAGGAAGCTCACCAAATTCGGATAATGTGTAGGAAAGTAGTCAGGTAAAAGACTCACTACACGCGGGTAGCGTAAGGACACCTCTCTGGCATTATGCTCGTCTGTGGTACGAATAGCCATTTCAGATGGACACTCTCGTTTTCTGATAATCTACTGTACCAGTCGAAACGTTCAAGTCATCATCTAGAACAAATAGGTAATTTCTCAAAGGCTTGATACTTGACTGTTTTGCAGGGATTGCCAAAAATTTAATGAATGATCCACCGCCAACAATTGATTGGGGCGAGAAGTCCACCAAATTCACCTCACCCGTGGTCGGTTCATATGTACCAATTGAATCTGACACCACATCACCGTTACCATCAATGATTTCCAGATTATTACTGAGGGATTTGTTACGTATTGTACAGGTCGTGTCCTTAAATGTGAAAGGCGTCGATGTGATAATGCTATTAATATCATCAGGGATTGCCAATTCAACAGGAAATATGATGTTATATGTTTTAACAAAATTCAGGATTGGAGTCAGCCGTTGGTTCAAAGTCACGTCGATTTTGGTGGATAGAACCGCTGGACTGATTTCATCAATTTCGGTAAGGAGATTTGAGCGTCTGAATTCTTCTTCAAACTGACCCAAATTGTTATTAAAATATTCGGAAACCTTGGATGTAATCCTGTCGCCCGTCGCCTGAACCGTGATGCCCGATAACGACGGGTTGAAGTCGAAAGAAGTGGTAATACCCATGTATGTGTAGATGGGTTCAATGAATTTAGCCGTAATGGATACTGTCCCTAAAGGCTCAATCAAATTCTGAACGATGCTATCCTGTGTTTCTGTCTTAGTATCATCACTAGTATTTTCTGGATACTTGATCGATATGTAAATCTTACCATAGTCAATTGGAATATTATCCTCACCTCCCCAAGAAATAACATCCTCAATGAACGAATAATTACTTGTAATCTGGATATGATAATCTTGAGCAGTCACCATTCGACGTTGGCTGGCATATGCAATTGGCGCATGGAATTTGATTGAGGAAATAGGCTCCTTATCTCCACCGCCACCAGCAGCGGCCTGAGTAGTAACACTAACGGAAAAATTCTGCCCATCAACGGTAAGCAAATCCGCCGCCACAAACGCATTAGCTCCATTTGGTGCCGGACCATTCGTCGAAATGTAAATGGCCTCGACCTTACTGCCTGGTGCTGGTGCTGTGCCGACATTGCCACCGTCAGTGAACTGAAGTTCAAAGTTTCCATTCGGGGTCTCTCGAATGACATAAAAGGTGGATTCATCTGTGATACGAACTGCATCAACAATGTTAGTATAGACTACATATTCATCGGTGTTGGCATTTTCATAGACGCGCACGATCAGAGTTTCGGTATCAATGCTCACATCATTAATGATATAATGCCTCAAATCAGACACTGACGGTACAAGGAAGGTTTTGGTTTTGTAAGCACCCTCATAAGCCTTGATTTCACTACTACCATCACCATCAACGAACACATAAGAGCCGGAACCGTCGTCGGTTGCTGTGTATGTTTGCTGTGTCTGGAAGGTATATCCCACATTCTCAACCGTTGTGTTGAATGCGAAGCCTGACGGAAGCGTGATGGTCGAAGGACGATCCCCGACAAAACCGGACAGATCAGCAACAAGATTCAGGGTGGCATTGGATGATGTCATTGACGTTGGATAATAACCCAATGAATGCGAATGAGTTACAATCGACCCTCGAAGCTGCGCGGTTTCCAAAAAAGATTCGTTGATGGCCATATTGGCAGTCAATGCATTGATATGTGTATTGTAAGCCAACACATCCAAGACATTCGATAACGCCGACCCTTCAAAATCATAGTCGGCGAACTCGTCCTTCGACTGCAAGTAGTCTTTCAGCTTGTTCTTGATGCCATCAAAATCTAAATCTGACGGATTAATATTTGTCTTTGCCATTTTTATCTGAGCCTTGAGATTGATGTAACTAGAGTGACCACTTCAGATGTATTTATCACCTCGAAAATGATCTCGACTGACAGGGAATTTACCTCGTCTTCCGCTGAAACAAATATTTCTCTAATGCGTGCACGCGGTTCGTAACGGTTGATAGCCAAGCGGATACGTCGTTTGATATCCTCACTCGTACCGAAATCGAACAACTCAAACAACATGTTCCTGATATCAGTTCCGAAAAAAGGCTGGAAAGGCTTCTCTCCATAATTACACAGCACGATGTTCTTGACTGCCTGTTTAACAGCCGCCGCGTCCAGTTTTTTATACACATCACCAATACTATTTTCCTCAAAAGAGAGATCAAGATCGGAATAACTTGTGTCGCGAGAACTATAAATCGTTCTAACGTTCAGATCACCGTCCTCGATTGAAAATCGTCTTTGTGTCGTGGTCATATATTGCTCTCCTTATTACTACTTATACGTTAAGATGGACCATTGTCCTCTTTTATAACGTCGCAAAGCATTAAAGAACCCGAAATCGGAGAACCGTTGAATATGGTTTCTGTCTGGCGTTTAAAGTTCGCGCCGTGAATATCGCCGCGCATGTCTGGAACACCTACAAACAATCGGGTTTGTGCGCCACCCTCATTCCACGTATTATACTCCATCATAACTTTTTCTGTGAAAGGAAAATCCTGTAGATATTGAGCAACCTCCCAAAGTTTGTATATGGACTCGTCACCGTTGTAATCGTACATTTTATATCCAACCGTCCGTCCCTTTGACAGAAAATCAGCCATGTCGCCTTCCTGCTTTTCCTCTAACTTCTCGTATTTGTAGACCCCCTCGTCCACATCAAGCATGTATCCATTGAATTCTGGACGCATACGAATAGCATCAAGAATTTGTGCCTGCATATGAAGATTTCGCGCGATTTCTGTATGGTCAACATCCTTCAGAGAACCAATAGAATTACCCCCCATGAACGCTCCCATGGCAATGCGACGTGTCAGGTTGTTATCAGCACCCCTATCATATCGACTCATCACAGACGTGTCATAATCAGGATAATAATCGGGATGTGGAATGAATGTAGGTAATTGTGGATTCGGTTTAAAAGTTTTTGAGGGGTTACCTCCCGTACCCAAAGGCGTGAATCCTGTACGCGCTCCTCGCGTTGCAATTGCCTTGATGGATGGTGCACTCCCTGTTACTGCATTCTCACCAAGATTACCCTCCATGATTTGCGTCTGTAGAAATTTACCATTAGATCGCAACTTACTATTCCACATTTTCGTCGCGGCCTGCTTAGCCGTCAGAGTGGGAAATTGCGCACCCTGTACGTATGGAACGTCTTCGGTGGTTTTCTTACCATCATTTTTTGTAGGTGCTACCATTTGTCAATCCTTTATGGTGCTACTAATAATCCGTTGTGATTGGCTCTGTTCAAGCTATCCTTAATGTAACCGGCGGGGTCTACCTTCACGAATTTCACGCCATGACCCAGAGATTTCATACGCCCCGCCATATTATCCTCATTCGGCTCAAACGTAGCGTCGGTGTTGTCGGCCACATGAGCAGTCTCGCTCACGGCCTCGAAAGTCCCGCCTGTTACAACACCAGTTGGCGCGACCAATGCTTGCTTCGCTATGCCATCCAAATCACCGTTGAATGTGGTTGCGCTCATGTGAGTTGATTTGATGTCCGTGATATCAGCATAAGGTGATTCGACAGTCTTCGAAGAACGCAATGTCTGAGTTGAAACTGTGTCCCCAGCATGGAAAGTATGGCCCGCGTAACCATTGAAGCAGTATGTGATGATATTCTGACCTCCAATAGTTCCTCGATTGCCCACAATCTCCAATTGGTCACCGTTAACAGCCATTTTGGGTGCTGACAGATACGCGTTGATCTGACTCGTGATCCCCATGGCTCCACTTGTGTATATACCCGCTCTACCCTCTGTGCGGATGGTCAAATCACCCTTTGTGGATAACTGCGTGCCTCCCAAATTCGTATCACTTTTAGGTCCAACCGTAACAGTTTGGGATTCGCCCAACGTTATTTGTCGGCTGTTGCCTCCAACGTGCGTCAATTTGGTGGTAGCCACTTTCTCAACCATTGATCCGCCTGTTTTGAGTTCAATGTTACCACCAGCCTCAATATTCAGATCAGCACCAGATTTCATGCTGAACACGCCCGGAACCTTGAAATTCATATTACCCGTCATGAGATGATTCACGTCGCCTTGCGTGTCAAAAATCAAACGGGTCGATGAAATGACACACGATCCGTCTGGCCTGA